GGGGGGCTAATAAAAATGATATTCACCTAAATTAGGATTCTGCAACTGATAACTTACTGCATATCTTAAAGCATCAATTGCGTGGTTAAAATTATCAACTGGTGTTTGTGATTTCTTTTCCAACCAACAATAATTATTTAACTCTTTAATTAAATCTGTGCTATCTTCAGTTATTATTAAATCATAATCTTGAAGCAAGCTAATACCAAATGTAATAGAACCCTGACCTTTGATTGCTGGAACAATATTACAATCTTTACTAAGTTCATTAATCAATCTTGGTTCTGCTGAATCACCTACAATTAAATTGTTAGCTGCAAACTTTTTATTTAATACTGATATTTCACTTGTAGTTAGTTTAGGTTGATAGAAACATAGTTGAACATATATAATTTTATTTTGTTTGTCTATACTTGTTTTTAGTAGTGTTGAAGGGTCGTTACTAAAACCATAATCTTGGCCAAATACAATTTTACCTACTTGTTTAAATTCACCAATGCTCCAATTGTTAAATATAACACCTTCTGCTTTATCTAACCAAGACCCAAGTATTGTATGTTTGTAGCGTTCTGGCCTTCTTGCTTTCATTGTTTCTATTTGCTTTATATAGCTTGGTGAAAGGTTTTCAATGTTATCTAAGTACGTTGTGTGTATGTATGTAGTATCTTCTTTAGTTATGTTAGAACCTGCTTCAATTCCTCTTGCTTCAAACCATCTCTGATAAATAAAATGTTCTTTAGTAGTTGGATTTAATATTAATATAATTCTATTATCTTGAGCTTTGTTTCTTACACTTAAATCAATTTTATCAAATATATCTTCATTATTTAATTCTTCTGCTTCATCCATTACCCACGTTGTTATCCCTTGTAATGATTTAAGATTTGCAGTCTGGTCTCCTGATGAGGTTTTAATTCCTCTAAATATTATCTTACTACCATTATTAATATTTATTATCTCATCTTTAGTTACCTTAAATTCTTGTGATACATTTAATAGTTCTAACTTTTCTATAAATTCAGGAATGATTGAAATGCTTGCAGCTCTTAAAGTATATCTTGTAAATAATACAGTGTGACCAGCTTGATATGTAAGCATTAACAATAATGTATTAATAGCAAATGATTTACCAGAACCACGCCCACCTGTTACAATAAAATATCTTGCATCAGATGTTTCAAATACTTTATACTTACTGCTTAAACTTAATTCCACTAATTAACTTTTTAAAATCGTGGTTTACTGTTTCACTTGTATTTAAATCAACTGTATCTTTATTTTTACCGTATGCAGAATTCATTAAACTATTGTAGGCATTAACATCACCTTTTTCAATTGCTTTTAGTAATACTGCTGCAGTCATTCTATATTCATTGCTTAACCATTCATCTTTACCATTCATTGGATTTTCTCCCTTAACTAATTGCTGTAATATTTCTTTTACAATAGTACTTCTGTTTTTACTTCCTTTTGGCCTTCCTGCTGGGTTACCGCTTTGTCCTTTTTTGTATGGTATTAAATCTTCTTTACTCATCTTCTTTGTTTTGTTCTTGTTCTGTTTTTATATTTATATCATCATTTTCATTTAAGTATTTTAAAAGCTTTTCTTCTGCTTCTTTTTTAAGCTTGTGTTTCTTGTTCATATTCTTCAAATAATCTTTTCATTGTATTATATAAATCTTTTACGCAGCTTCCACATCCTGAAGGCTTCCTTGTATCATTAAACACTCTATTATGTATTTCAAGTAGTGCAGTTTGTTCACTTGCTGATAGTATGTTTTTATGTACTTGAAAGAATGATTTTAATATCATATATTCATTTTCATTTAGACATTCTATTTGTTTATAGGGAAACATTTTATTTAGCTTTTCTTTTCTTATATCGCAACCGCAATCTTTTCCAAGCTTATCAAATACCCAATCTGTTGCAGCTTTGATTCCTGTTGCTTTTGTTAGCTTTTCAATACTATCTCCTAAACCTTTACTTTTCATTTAACTTTTTTTTTATGTTGTTTCTACATTTGTTTATTGTATTATAAACTGTTACGTGTCCAAGCTTTGTTTCTTTTGCAAGTGTTCTTACACTATTAAACTTTTTTACATATAGTTTAAATAGTTTTCTATCGAACCAATGCATATCTTGTAATATCTCTTCAATCTTTGTTGTTAGTTCTTCAATGTTTTCTTTTTGTTCTTCAGCTATGTTTGTTAATACTATATTATCTGTTTTAGGTAACTTATTTTCATTATTAGCTTGATGTTGTATTATTTGTTGAATAGTTCTTTTAATTATTCCAAAGTGTGGTTTGTTGTTTATTATAACTTGTTGCGGTTCTAATTTAGCTTCTTCTAATTGTGTGTATATACTTAAATACATTTCTTGTATAATATCTTTTACTGCTTGTTCATCTTCTCTGTATAATAAATTAGAAGCTATTTGAAGCCACTTTTCTTGATGTTTGTGTAATATGTTTAAAACATCATTTGTTTTCATTTCTTAGTTCATCAAGTTCTAAAAGTATATTAACAAAATCTTCATATCTTAAAGCACAATAATCATTCTCAAAATTCTTAGTAAATATCACAACAGGTGTTTTTCTTGTGCCTGCTGCATCACCTTCAGATTGATGTAATGCTTTCCAGATGTTAAGCTTTTCTTGATTCTTACATTCCCAACTGTATTCACTTAGTATTCCTGAAGTTGTTAGTATATCCCCTTTTATGCTTAGTCCACCGCTGTTAGGTGTTCTTCTTATATTAGTGTCGAATTTTTTAGCTAAATCTTTTGCTATTCTTAATTCAAAACGTTTTCCTTTTTGATTAGCGTTCAACATCAATTATATTTTTGAAAGTGTTTTCTGATTTCTTTTCCGAGTTCAGCATCATTTGAATATAAGTTACACAAATAATTAATGCTATTTTCAACAGGAGTATCAGGAACAGAATAAACTGTGTCCTTAGTTTGTCTGTATTCATTAAGAGTTCTTTTTTTCATTTTGTTGTTCAATTTTATCTTCTATAAAGGTTTTAAATAACATCACAAATACACATCCAGCAATGAAGCATAGTATATGTGAAATTAACATTAGTGTAAATATTTTATTCATTTTTTAAAGTTAGTTAATTTATTTTTAAGTTCTGCATTGTCCTTATACGCTTTAATGTTTTGTAAAGTTGCAGCAGTGTGCTTTCTATTTAACTCATCAATTATGCTTCTTAGTTGTAAAATCAATTTTAAGCTGCTTTGCAGCGTTTCTACTGCATCTAATTTGCTTTGCGTTATCTTACCTACTTTTAAACCTTCTTCAGCTCTTAAAAGCAATATTTCTAATTTGTTTTTTGTAATTGTGTAATCTAAATCATTCATCTTTTTAAATCTTCTGAGTATAAAAATTCATCACCAAGCTTTTTATCAAGCGTTTTAATTAATCTATATATTATTAAACTTCTTCTTTTTACTTCTTCTTTTTCTTCTTTAGTTGAATCTGTTCCAAGATTAGCATATAAATTAGAATCTATATGTAATAATTCATCAATCTTTTGTTTATCGCTCCAAGTTTTATATTCCATAAACTTGTCTATGTTTTCATAATTGTATTTCATTGTTTTTGTTTTAATACGTTAATACCTCCTATTGTGAAACCTAATCCACTATTATAATCAAATCTTAGTGGCTCGCCTAACATTGTTGGCTTACCGCCTGTTTCTTTATCTTTAATTTTATATACGTGAACCTCTGTCATCATCCAAAGTTTGTCGTGTGAAATCAAGCGGTGCAAACAAAGTAGATTGTCCACGCGATTTGGAAACACTTGGCCACCTTCACAATCTGCTTTTCTTGGCGGTTGTATATGGCCGTTCAATGTGTGGTCTGGAGGGTAAACTCTTCTTGCTGCTTCTGTTTGCGGATGCATTGCTATAAACATTGTTTTTCCTGTTTTGTTGCAAAACTCCCTAACATCATTACAAACTTGATAATTTCTGTCAAATTGCGAAATTCTTCTATCGTGGTTAATCGCAGTGTAGGGGTCGATTAAACATCCATCGCAATCTTCTTCTTCAAATATCTTTAATAGTTCTTTATGATTGTAAAGTTTTTTATTATCCACAAACTTAAAATACTTGCTAATTTCATCGTGATAAAATAAATATTCATTTAAATCATTTATTGTTTCACCTGTCCACATTTGTATAATATCTCTTTTCAATTGTCCTGCATTGTTTTCACCTGACCAGATGCACCATTTCTTACCTTTTAATTTACTTAGTGCAGTTAAATACCACAAGATAAAATTTGTTTTACCAACATTATCTAATCCAAGAAACATATTAAAGTTTCCTTTTTTATATAAAAAATATTCATCAAGAACACAGCCAATACCAACACCTTTTTTTATTCTACCTTCTTTAAAAGCTTTTAAATAAGGAACTGTTGCTTTATCTTCTAAAATCATTTTTCAAGTAGTTTTTTAACTTCATCACTAACTTTTAAAAGATTATCATTCTCGTAATTATCTTTTCTTATCTTATCTTTTCTTAATGCTTTAGCGGTGCTTAACCCCCCCTTGCGGCCGTTGGCAACATTTCTTTTATGTTCTGCTAAACGCTCCTTGTGTTGTTCATCAAGCCATTTTATTTTAATATTATCATCTTCAATTTTAAATAGTTCACAATCAAGTAGTAAACTCCATTGTTTAGGTATTAAAGATTTTATTTGATTTCTTGTAACTTTACATTCTTTGCTCCAGTAGTAGCAGCAAACTTTTAAAAAAGCTCCCTGAACATCTAAATCCATAAATGATATTGAGCCTGTTATCCATTGATTAGGATAAAATTTAAAGTATGGTAATTCTTTCATAGTTAGTTGGTTTAAAAGTTGTGTTTGTAGTTTCTTTTTTCTGCATCTAATTTATAAAATAAAAAAGCTTGCATACCGTTTATGTGTGAATCAGTTGGAAAAAAATATTTCCATCCTTTAGATGCACCGCGATTAATATAATAAAAAAAATAAGCAGCTAACTTTCCTGTGTTCTTTTCCATTATAACA